ATGACCCGCATATGGTATGTCACCTTGATTTTGTCTGTTGCCGTCCTCATCAATCAAAGTCCAGAAGGCTATATTACCCTGAAGTGGAATCCAATTAGCAAAAAGTATTCTTAAATTAACACCTTGTTTGCCACCTGTAACCGTTTGTGAAAATCTACTTATTGGAAATGTGCCTTCTATGTTTGATGGATTATTTAATGATATAATCGGTGTTGGACTAAATGTTGTCTCAATCCTTTTTTCATCTTTAATAAAATCATTATCAAACTCAAAGATCTCCTGTCCATAAGTTTCTGTTGTTGAATCTTTATATGTTTTATTAATATAATCACTATCATCTTTGTACGAAAAGATATTTTTCTTTGACTGAAAGTCAGAAATAAAATCTGCCTCTACTGATTTTAAATCTATCTTTGATGTCCAGTCCTGAGTATCACCACTACCATAGTAATCATTCCACGGCTCTATAATCAAAATCTTATTATTTGTAGGGTCTATATCAATAATCAAATTAAACATACTGATAAGTCCTTTAATAAAATCTTTTTGTTTGAACTTTTTCGGAAGCCAAGCATTCATATTCATAACACCACCAGGTACTAGTTGTGATGAAATTATATTGTAAAAACTTGATTCACTTGATATTTGAAGTTTGCCACCAGTTGATGGAAATAGAAATCCTGCCCAACTCGGAACATCTTGATTATACACATACTTAAAAATAGAATCAACCTTCTCGCCAGGTATTAACATCTGATGTGCGAAAAAATCTTGTCCGTCTGGTGTAGAATTATCAAGTAAATCAGTTTGTATATTCAAAGAATAACTGAAAGTCAATTGTTTTGTTGTTGAATTAAATACAAACTCCCAATCTAATCCCGGATAACTTGAATCAACTTCTGGATAAAGATAACTTGCTGTTATTGTGTCTTGATACCAAGACCACTTTGCTATTGATTCAAATACGTAATTTATTGTTGAAAAAGTTCCACCATTAATCGGTATATTACCGTTGCCTCCCCATTTATCTCGTCTAAAAGTCAAAAAAACCTCACCATCAAAAAGGTTAGTGCCATTACTCGCTGTATAAAAGTTTCCTACCTGTGAAAGTGTTGCGCCAACTAAAACATTTGCTATGAACTCTGCTCCGAAAGCAACAGCATACTTTGTTGTTGGTTGAATATAAGCGTATGTTGGACCTGCTTGATAAACATTATTACCATTAACTAATTCATTACTATAATTAATGCGATATTGGTTACCACTCACCGGATTTTGCTCATAATATCCAGGTGTTGAACTATACTCAACTCTAAAATTATTATCATAAACAGAATCATCTTGATATAAATCCTCAGCGTTGTTAAAAGGTATAATTAAACTCTCAAAGTATGGACTATCAAAAAAGTTTGATTTGTAATTATATCCTGCATCTCTCATAATTTGATTCAAGATAGTTTTAGCATAAACTGCTGGATAAAAATCACTCATTTGAACGCCACCTGATTTTGAATCATATGGTGGATTTGCCATTATAGTTGATTCCCAATAATTAGTTCCATAATCTATTAGTGGATAATAGTAACCATTTTTCCAGTCAGCATACCAAGATTGTTGTGCGTTGTAATAACTCCAAGTATGACTTAAATATGAAATGTTTAAATCACCTAAATACTTTTCGCCTATATTGACTAAAAATGTATCATTATCATTGTAAATTACAACTTCGTATTTAGGATCGTTGCCTACATAATTCGGTATAACTTTTTTAAGTTGTATATTACCACTAAAAACCGTTAATCCATCTACAATAACTTTACAAGGTGATTTTTTGTTTTGATTGAAAAGTGAATCTACACTTAAATCACTAATATACTCAAAAGCCGCTCTGTTATTAATGGTTTCTGGTAAGGTTATAGTTTTACTAAATGAACTATTTCTTGTACCTATGTCTGTAATGTCGGCTAATGAATAGTTTAATGACATCGACTCCTCCATTGTATCAAGAAGTTTCCAATCCTCATTTATATAAACCCAGATTTCAGTTTTATTTATCATACTATATTGTTTATATTTGTGTTAAACTGAATAGTTAAGCTCAAATTAAATAACTTATCTCTCAATTGTGTTTTGTAAGTATATCTTGTATCTATTATTGAAACTGGAAGCCATTGGATAAAATCACTTACATTACCTCCCCATCCTTCAAAGTCCTCCTCTCTACTTTGTTCTAAATAAACTTCTGTTGATGTTAATAATTCATCAAGCCATTCAGTTTGTGCTGTTGTAATCCAATCACTATTGATAACAACTTCCTCTATCGCTTGTATTGAATAGTTTTGTCTATCACCAATCAAATTACTTGAAAGTCCGTATTCGTCTTTAGTTTGTGAAGGGTTAAATGCTTTTCTATCTATGTTGATGCTTCTTTGTGAATCAAGTGTGAAATAAAAAAACTCATATGAGCCTAATCTGTTTTTCCATATCAACTTAACCATGTTGTTTAACTCATATTGGTTTGTGCCAACAATATAAGGATTATTACAAGATTGATTTAATCTGTATTTTTTCTTTGCTACAATTATATCGTTATGAACTCTAATTTTGATAGGCTCGATATAAATGTATGATTGTCCTGAACCTAAGTTATTGAATAACTGCCAATACATAACACCTCCATTTGTCTGTAAGGTTATATCTGTGTGTATTTCGTCAGGATTATTCGGATCGAAAGGTAAATAAACACACTCATTACCAATACACCAAGCCATAGTTAAATCTGCTGGATCAACTGATTCACTAAATGATTCAATAAACTTGTAATCAAATCCATATTCTCCTGCTGGAAAACAAAACTTACCATCAATTGCATTTTGATCAAAAAAGGCTTTGCCTCTAACATCGGATAGTTGAGCCAAGTAACATCTTATCGGATTATTGTTATCTACCCAATCGGCAGTGGTTCTTAATCTTAAAAAACTATTCCACCAGCCGTTTCTAACACTTGTGCCTCTCTCATGTGGATGATTGTGATAATAGTCAAATCCATAAGATAGGTTATATGTCTTTGGATCGTAAAAACTCCAACCGGTATTTGCTGCGTCTGCCTGATTTGATCCATAAGGTCCTTCCATACGAGCAATTGCTGTTGGTGTTGAACTATCTAATCCCTCATAATAGTCTATAAATTGCATGTTAAACGGATATGGACTAACTTCTTGCGGTTCAGTTTCATAATCAAACCAATTATATCCTGTAAAGTCAATAATAGTATTGTAATCGTCTGTAAAAGTCCAATTCGGGTTATATTTCTTTTTAAGTATAACCTCAAAAAATCTTTTTTGGTTTGGTGCATCACCCTCTGGTATGAAAACATCACCAAGTGCGTTCCATACACTCTTATTTGCCATTAAAACCTCTATTTTTCTCCAATCTTTTAAGCTTCCATAGTTATTGTTTTGTAAGGCATATTCATAAGTATTATATATTGCATCTAACTCATCAACAACCTTCCACTCAATCGTGTCTATTGTTGGTACGCTTTGTAAAAACCAAGGTGCTATATTAACTTGTTCTTGATTGTAATAGTGGTCATAAGCCGGCCAGAAATTACTATGATTCAAAACTCCTAAGCTAAAACATGGATATATTTTTGTTCCATCTGGTTTTTTGAATATAGTTAAAGGTTGATAATCCATAGTTTCGTCAAACCAATTGCTTAAAAAATATCTTGGATTCTCACAAATTGAACAAGTCGCACTTACGGTATTTGTCTTTGGATTTTCGGCGACCCACTGGTTAATTAATAACTGAGCTGAATTATTAATCGGTGTCCTATTCAAATAAATATTCCCTGAAAGGCCATTCTCATAAAAAGATCCTTGTGCTAAATTGAACTTTAATGATTTTGGATTAACTTGTGTTGTTGCGTTTATAGCAAATCTCTCTATTGTTTGCCCTCCTACAAAGCCAACAGGCCAATCTGAGTTTGTATCAAATCCTTCTCTCCATCCTATTAATAGCCAATTATTACCTGTTGATGATTCATTTGTCCTACGCATCCAGGTTATACTACCACCTTCAAGTGTTGATGAGGCAGCAAAATCCTTATCAACAATAACTCTCGTAAATGTAGATCCGTCAATCCATAAAACCTTTGTTAAACCATTATATGATGGATTCAAATCTAAATTATTCATCTCGATTACAATCTCATCACCAATCTTAAATCTTGGACTTACTGAAAAAGTTAATCCTAATTTACCAACCAATCCTGTTTCACTTGAATAAAAAGTATCAGAAAAAGTTAAGCCCGGATTACACTGAAATCCATAATCAACTCTCCATTTACAAGTATTGTCCTCGTCCTCAGCATAGTTTTTATTACCATTCAAAACTGAATTGTTAATCATCCTTACTACTCTATCTCTAAAAGGCTCAAAAGCAGTGTCGCCAGCATATTTTGTTTTTGCTACATAAGCGCCATTTGTAAGCGTATAAATAGTATCAATAGTGCCGTGCGCTTGTAATGTTCTACTAACATTAAAACTTGATGCGCCCCATTGTATTTTTGGTGAAGGTTCAACTAAATATCTGCCAAGATTTTTTGCTTCTCTACCTGCTGTTGTTATGTTTGTATATTGTTCAAATGCTGCTGGAACACTTGTTGGATCCCACATATATCTACCATATCGCCACTCAAGTATATCTAAAAGATTTGGTGTTGATTGTAAAATTGAATAAACATCAAAAACATATTTGAAGTCCTCATAATCATTAGCATCAACTAAACTACTCCAAGGATATAGGTTAGTATAATATAGTGTATTAATACCCCATCTCAACTGCGAGCCTTTTGTGTTAATACCACCTTGTGTTCTCCAAGTCGTATTTGTCTGTGCTGGATATGTTGTTAAAATTATATCAGCATTGTAATTATTATAGGTATTCATTGCACCTAATGTATCTCTCTGCTCTACTATGGTGTGTCTAAATGGTGTTGGCATTTTTATTGGTTATTTTTTATATCTTGAAATGTTTCGTTTATGAGTGTTTCTAAATCACCTTTGAATCCTGCTTGAAGCAGCATCTTTTTTTCTTTTAACATATCAGCAATTGTATTTTTTAATACATTTGTTGGTTTGATTATCTTACCTGCGCCTTTTGGTTTTGCTGTAAGGCTTCTTTGTACTATAAATGCTGTTTGTCTATAACTCAAAAATCTACCTTTTTTGCTTCTAAACTGAAGTCGCTTTGCTCTCGCCCAATCCTCTAATGGTTTTAGAGGTGGTGGTGCTCCGGGTTTTCTACCTTTATCAACCCAATAAAAATAGTTTTGAGCCAATAAGGTTAATCTGTATTCATCTGGTTTTGGTTCAGTAATCTTGTAATCTAAACTTTTAATTAATTTCCTTGTTGCTACTTTATCTAAAGTAATAAGGTTTCTAGCCAGCTTCAAAACGAACTCTTGTCCGAACTCATCTAACGCTATTCTAAACTTTGGAAACTTTCTTACTGATCCTGATATAAATGCCATAATTAATTAAGTGGTGAATTGCATGGTGCGATTCTACTAGGTGTTTTTATTAAGATCGTAGCCTTATGTCCATTAACATCATCGTCAGTTGATTCATAAACTGGTTCTGTTGTTATGTTTTGTTGTAAAAGAAGTCCTAAACTAATGAAATCATCAGTTTTACTTAACTGATTGATAAAAGTATGAAGTATGTAAAGTGTATCACTTGTTGTTTCTAACCAATTTTCTACATCACCTTTAATTAACCTATCCATTACAAATACGTCAAACTGAAATGAAATCTCGTTCATCAAGCCACCTGATATAACTGATCCTGTCGGCTCAATCCAGATGTACGGCATTTTTAGATTCATAATATCACTAACCTCGCCATATCCGAAGTCATTTATCATTTCATTTTTAAGTGCTGTGTCTTGTAGTATTTCTACAAGTTTTTCTAATTTTATACTCATCTGTTTATCTCATTTTTTTAAGTTGTTGTTCCTCCCACTTTGCTTTTTCTTGTTTGTATGCCAAGTTATCTAAACAATATAGAAAGTTCATCTCGTATATCTGATCGTGTTTTGTTATATCGCCATTTGATAAGGTGTCGATTACTGAAAGCCAGTTGTATGCTGGATTTATTTGTATATCGCCTATACCTCCTGATTGTGCTCCGGATTTGAATAATTTTTTGTATCTATCGTTGTAGATTGTTCGTTCCCAGTTAAAAAAAAATTGATGTAATTGATAATCTCAACAGCCTTACCCCACTTTTTAATCTTGTCTAGTCTTAATTCATAATCACGAGTATTAAACTTATCAACAATCCACTCGCCTCGTTTTTCGTCATAATGACAAGGTCTCAAAACTACGCTGATTATCTTAATCATAGAATCTAATTCATCTGTGCTGCTTTCTTGAATAGTTTTAATACTGATATATTCACCTGCTGTAATCTCATCTAAACTTTTTGGAAACATATATTTTTCTCCGTTAAGATCAATAAATCTGTTTAGTTTATTTTCCATCTCGCTATTTAGGAAGTTCATACTCCTAACTAAATCATTCAAGTCACTCATTGTAATGTTGTCTAAGTCACCAGTATTACAATATGCGGTATTACTATCATTTGGATATGGCTTACTTAACATTTCAAATAGTTCAATGCTCCACAACTCAGGTGAATCTGTGAAAATCTGTTTCTTTTTGTGGTTTTCTATGTTGATGAAATCTTGAATAGTTAATTCATTCCAGTCAGTTTTTATCTCGTATGTTTTGTCTAAAATTGTAAATTGTTTCATATAATCTTAAATATATTTTTGTTATTTTTTTTTCTTAGTAGAATCTCAAGTAATCTACATTGCCTTTTTTTGTATGTGTATGAATACAATATCTCATTGCGTCCATCAAGTCATCTTCTTCTTTTATGACTTCTTCTGTAATCAATTCACCTTTCATTTTATAGTTATATTTTCTATATTCTTTTAAGATGTTTATACTTTCATGATGAATGTAGATTTCTTTACTCCTTATACTATTAATACCTGCTACTACATCTTTATTGGCACTTCTTACATTAAGACCTAATCTTTTTAAGTCTTCAATTATTTCAGGTCTAGCCGTATCACAATAAATTGGTTTATTATCTTCAATAATTTCTTTAACTTTTCTTGATAAATCACCACTAGTTAGATTACTTTGATAAAGTGATTCATAAACATATGTTTTGTTATCTATAAAGAAGCATTTTACTAAGGCTGATGGGTGAGTATAGCCAAAGTCAAGACCCCATGCCCAATCACTTATATTTGGTAAATCTATAAATTGTTGAAAGTGTGTATAAACTCTGGTATTAGATGTTGGTTTCTCACCTAAGGCATAAATCTTGTAATAGTTTTCATCAACATTAATAAGATTTTCTATTTCTTGTTTTAGTGAATCTGGTAAATAAATGTTATCTTTGTATGTAGATTTTATTAAAATGCTTCTTTCATCTTTTATTAAGTCATAAATCCAGTGCTCTGTATCTGATGGATTAAAGTCAAGAATTAAACATTTCTCTGTTCTCATAGTCAATTGTAAGAAATCATCATATACTAATTCATTTGCTTCATTACAATAACAGATATGTCTTTTTCTACCTCTAACTTTTTGCGCATCATCTATACTAAAAAACTCAACTTGACTACCATTATCAAATCTATAAATGTTTTCTGTTTTATGATGTTGTTCTTTTGAATATAAACCTAATTCATCAAGTATTGTGATAAAATCACGCATAACAGAACCTCTCAAACTTGGAAATGATTTTCTAATTATACTTATTGTTGTTTTAGGTTCAGTAAGTGCGATGAATATAAGTAGTTGTATAATTGAATATGTTTTACTACTTCTACCACCACCTTGATTAATTAAAAATCTTTTACCAGAGTTAAAGGCATTTAAGTTTTTAGAAAATACTACCGTATGATTTAATGTGAGTTCCATTTACTTAATGAACTTTCTGTATTTTTCAAATGAGTTTATTCTTGCCTCAGCAATCTTAAAATAATCAGGGTCCATTTCCATACCACAAAATCTAAACCCTTCTAATTGTGCTGCTATACCAGTCGATCCTGAACCCATAAACGGATCTAATACAATTCCATTTTCTGGTGTAATTAACCTACATAGGTAAGTCATTAGATTAATTGGTTTAACGGTTGGATGAGTATTCTTACGAGGTGATATTCTTGTTTTATATGCTACATTTCTTTCATCTTGTCCTGCGTCTCTACCCTGAATAACTTTTTCCTCAAAATGGTCTAACCCCATATTTCTTTCGGCTTTTGATACTTTGGCTTGATAAAAGAATCTGGATGCTCCACCTTTATCACTAAAAATCTTATCACTAATTATTTGATTTTTAACAATATTATTATCTGTTCCAACATATTCTTCTCTATGTCCTCCTTTTCTTGGTTTTCTATTTGGACTATCACCTTTTAATACACCACTCTGTTCATCTAACAATCTACAAGGACACATTGGATTTGTGTGAATATCACCTTTATCACCATAATTTTCTATTCTTGTAACTACTTTACCTTTATTTTCATCATAATTATTAAAGCTATTTCCAGCTTCTCTTGTATTTGATTTAACTTCACCTTTCTCACCCTTAATCACTTCATCACATATACACTCTAATAATATGTTGGCCGGAAAACGGCCTTCTGTAAATGTTTCTTCTATATCTATTCTTGTATTTTGACCATTTAATTGACCACCACCTATGACTTTACTTTTACCAGATGATATACTTTCACTTCCAACTCTACATCCATCAACATTAATACCACCAGTTTTCCATTTCAGTACATTCTCAGCCACTGATTTTTCTGATAGTGGTTTTCTTGCTAAACAGATTGGTTCATTTGCTGGTTTAAGAGCAGTTCCCCAACCTTCAAATGGTGAGGTTCCTTTTGTTACTGGTAAATCAATTCTATCTCTATCTGTAATATGACCCATAAATGAACCCTGTTCTTTTATTCGTTCATCATTAAAAGAAGCGCAGTTCTCTTTAACACCAACAACTTCCCGTTCATTACCTTCAATCTTATCAACCGCCTTACCTATATTATGACTTTTCGGAAAGCCACTTCCATATAACCACATAATCTGGTCTCTAATCTCAAAACCTGCATCTTCAATATTGACCACCATTCTATGATATGTGCGAGTTCCACCAAATGATAGAATATGTCCTCCTGGTTTCAACACTCTATAAACTTCTTTCCAAAAATCTACAGATGGCACTTCATAATCCCACTTTTTATTCATAAATGATAATCCATAAGGTGGATCTGTAACTACTGAATCTATTGAGTTGTCTGGTAATTTTTTAAGTGATTCTATATTATCACCTAACATTAATTTGTGTCTATTCATAATCTATATTAATTTTTATTTTTTTTCCTCCCCATCAGGTCCATTCAATCTAATCACGGTTACTTTGTGATTGATTTCACCTTTAAGTTCTATTTTCTCAGGACTATAAAGACCTCTGAGTTTGTTTAGTTCTTTAAGAACTTCCAATCTTTCTTTTCTATTACCTTCTTCATAAAGAAGTTCTAATTTTTGAATAGCATCAGCTAGTGCTATTCTTGTATCCTCATTTGTTTGATCCATGATATACTTTTGAGCATCTTTAAGGATTTCATAAGAAATCTTTCTACTTTCATTTAATTGACCCATCAAAAAATCTAATATAGAATGTGTTGATTGTCCTTTTATTCTCATCATAGCTACTTTACTTACAAGTAACTCTCTGTCATACTTTTTTGCCACGATTTGTTTTATTTTTTTATATAATATAATAAAATCCTTTATTTTTCTAAGTCTGTAATTTTACCTGAGTCAATCCACCTAATTAATTCATTATACATTTCAGAAATTGAGTTTGAACATGAACATCCAACTTTATAGTATTGAATATGTGGATCGATATACTTTTTGTAAAGTGCGAATATCTCATCGTAGTTTTGTGGTATTAAAATTGGTAGTTTTTTCATATTTTCAACTTATTTTTTATTACTTGTAATAATGATGCTACAACTGATGCTGATATAGCGATCCAGATATTTCCTGTCAGGATTAATCCTAACCAGAAAGATAGACATTTCATGCATCCAAGTATAGCAATCAAAAAAATCTTAGTCCATCTCCACTTGATTTCATTTAAAAGTATAAAAAGTGGCTCGAATGAAGTTATTAGCCAACTTAGTAATAATATTTTAATTATTGCAATCATCTATTTTAATTTCTTTTTTTATATTATCTAAAACTTTCATAACAGATCTACGAACCGTTAGATAATTTATATTAGTTACCTGCTCAATTTGTTTATATGTTAAGTTTTCATAAAAATACATTTTAAAAAGTGTATAATCGAACCAGTGCTGTTTAGTGATTAATTTTTCTATTTTGGTGAGTTGTGGCTCATTATCTTCTGCCGGACTATCTGGTATATCAAAATTAAGTTCCGATAAGCCATAACTCTTTATTTTACGTCTGTATGGGCTAGTGTTTGAGTTATATTGATTATCAATTATTCTCCATATTAAAAAATCTAACCAACCTTCTTGATATGCTTTGACTAATTTATCAGATTTTTCTAAAAGGATTTCATATAGATAACTTCTTAAATCATCTCTATCCTCTAACTTAACTTTCAAAAACATATTCTTTACGGTTTGTGAATTATGAACATATATAATCGCTTCATCTCTAATCGTCATGGTTGTTGATCTTTTTGAAATCTTAATTTTAGATTTTTGAGGTTTTCGGCTACTTCATATAACTCAGCCTTTTCTGCTAAATCTAAATAAAATTGAAGCAGTTGTTCAAGGTAGTCAAAATACAATTGAAAATACTGAGTTTTTATTTCAAGTAAAGTATCTAGTCTTTCCCAAATCTTTTCATAGAGTAGTTCGATTTGTTTAGGCTTGAGTATTTTATTTTGTATTAAAATTGAACAATCATATAGCAATTCATACCCTATGTTGTATATGAACTGGTCATTAGGTGATTCTAAATCTCTAAGAAAATAAGGTTTAGTTTTTACATCAGTTAGGTATGCGGACTTTACATCATTTAAGGTGATCATTTTTTAGTTTCTTTTTTTCTAGTGCTAGTTGAATCAACTCATCAATCCTGCGTCTAATCGATTGATTACCTACCTTATTAGGTTTTATTAGTGTTGAAAGGTTGATGATTCTATCAACCACTTGTTCATATGTGTTATACATTTCTAATCTTATTTAAGTATATTTATTATATGTAAAAAGTGTGTTTTTGACTGAAACCTCATTTTTTTGATTTTTTTTGAGGTTGTTAAAAATTAATTTAATAATTTTTCCAATTTATTTTCTCTTATGTAGGTTTTTAACTCGTTAAAGGTAATCACACCGACATTATCAAGATAGAAAAATCCATTTGAATTGAAGTGCATTGTGCCATATTCAATAAATTGATTAACCTCATCTATACAATAACAATAATCTTTTCTACCAGTGATTTCAACCAATATTTGATTTATATCTAAATCTTCTTTGATTTTTCCCATCTTACTTTCATTATATTTTTTATGTAAGAATCTACAATATCTATATGTATCATCTTATCTTTATTTTTGTGATAATAGTATTTACTACCAAATTTATAAAGATATTTACAATTTTTATGTGATTCACCGAGTTTTATCCATTTATTGTAGTTTTTACTGAAGTGTTCCATATTTTTCTAACCATTTTTTATATAAGTACCAAGTTTTTTCTTTTGTAAAAATATTCATCTCAACTAATAAGGTTTCTGATGGCAGTAGCCCTATATCTTTAAGCTCAATTATTTTTGATATAAACAACTTTTTATCTTCAGGTGTTATCTTGTCTATCTCAACATCTTTGAATCCTTTATATCTAATTATTTCGGTTTCTTTTTTATCAAAAAATTCTTTTTCAGTAATTTCTGGTATAGTAATGTTGATTTCCTTTTTTTCTTTAGTCCAGTTTCTTTTGACGGTTCTAATACTCAATCCTGTCAATTCTGCGACTGATTTTTGAGTTATTTTCATATTTCTGATTCCTAATTCATATTTGGCCTTCTGAATTGTCTCTCTTGTTTTGTTTGTTCTTAATTGTCCATTAATTTTTGCTGCCATACTTTGTTTTTGTTTTTTTGTCAATTTACTTTTTTCATTAAAGTGAATTTTTTTTATTCTAGTTTTAATCCTTATCTCACCTGTTTTTTCAATATAATCACATAATCTTGTTACAAAATTATAAAGATACTTTGAATTCATAGGTGGCAACGCTCTATTATTAACATAGTATAAATATGATAAAACTTGTTGTCTTGTTATATTACTATTGATATAGTATAAAGCATTAATTATTCTAGTGTATAATGTATGTTTTATACCATCTGCTATTTTTTCAGGTAGTAAAATCATATAGTGATTCATTTCTTCAATTACATAGTCACCTTCAATTTCTTTTGTGTATTGAGTTTTAATTTGTATTTGTTGTAAAAGTTCTTTAATAGGTATTAATTCAAAAAAGGTGTCATTCAGTGTAATACTCTCCACCTTCTTTATATTACACCTAATGTCACCTTTAATTTGTCTATAATCATTAAATATTTCTTTATCTATACTTAAACATACATCATTATTTAATAGACAATCTTTATCTAAAGATATAATCATTTTTCTTGCTAATCCATTAGCCGATAGATCAATATTAAATCCTTCATTTAATAACATCTCTCTTACATAAGAATAGACTTTATTGAATAAAAAGGTGTCTTTAGGTTCTAAAATGGTGTCATCTATTTTAATTAGGAAATGTATGCCTTGTCCTCCTACACTTTTTTGTAAGAGACTAATTGGAAATTTTTCACATAGTCTGTTGATGGTGTCATTTAGTTCATTTTCGGTGTCAATTCCATCAATATCATAGTATAGATAATTGCTAAACTTTACTAAGCCATCATTTGTTAGTGAATTAAAAATGCCATGTGGCGTAACACAAGTACATTGAAGTTTTAATTGATTATATTCTTTTGATTTGTATTGGACTTTTCTTATTTTTTGTATTAATTCACTCTGAGGATTATTTCTAATAATTTGAGCAAGTTCATCTATTGAAATAACTTCATTAGTCCATTTTCTAACTGATTGTAATTTTGAGAACATTTATCCTTTTATTTTTTTTCCTATATTTTACTTGGGGGATAAACCACCGGTGATCAAGCCGGTGGAACCCAAGCGAAGTTGTTAAACCTCTATATCTTATATATAAAAATTATATGTGTCCCTTATTTATTTTTATAAATTTTATTGAATAAATAAACTAAATCTTTATTCTTATCTACTTGTATTAATAAATCTACAATTTATTTTTTTTTCCTTCAATTCTCTTCTCTTTTCTCTTTTAAGATAAGTCCTTTCATTGTCTCTACATTTTTTATTACAATAATTAGCATCACTTCTCACATTAATTAATTCTTTTTCACAATTTCTATATTTACAAGTTTTCATCTCACATAATTATTTTTATAGTAGCCACTTTCCACCAGACTTTTCAGATCTTTCAACCATTTCAAATCTTCGAGAAGCTCAAAACGACCTATATCCTTGTAGATATATTTTTCCCTCATTTTTTTGAGTTTATTTTGAACTATTCTGTCTGTGGCTGATGCTTCTGCCAATTTATCAATGGCATCAATCATAGCTAATTTTAATTTGTTATTTACTATTTTCATAAATTCTTTTTCTTTTTAATTCTTTATCTCTTATTAAAACTAAATCCTTAAACATCTTTTCTAATTGCCTAGCTGGTGAAGCATTCTTATATAGTTTATCAATACAATATTCAGAATGTAAAGTTATCAATTCAACAAACAATTCTTCCATTGAAACCATATAGTTTCTCTTTTCAACTCTATTTACAAATTCAACTACTGGTTTTGCTGATGGTATATCTTTTCTACAAACTCTAGCCAATCTACTAATAGCTTTTTTACATTCTTTACAATGAGAATAAGTATGATGTTTAGGTCTTAAACCACATTCAATACAAATAGGATTATTTCTTTTACGGCTCAACATTTTAATTTAACTTGTCTTTTTTTATTTCTCTATTAATTTTAGAACAAAGTGGTTGTAAATTTGTATAATGATTTAGCCTTATGACATCTTCTAATTCACTTGCTGTTGATAATGGAACTATATGATCTATATCCCAACCAAAATTATATTCACCATTATATAAACCTTTATTATCCCAATTCATCCAAGGCTCAAATTTAGATTCTATATAATCCTTAAAATATTCAAAAGAACATCCCAAAATCTCAATTGATGATTGATTTGCCCTATTTCTTTTTAGATGTTTATTTATTATATTTCTTATTTTATGTGATAAATAAAAAATAGGATCACTTTTTAGTCTAGTTTTGTATCTTTCATTTATTCTATCTTTATTTAGCTTATTATATCCTTTACAAGATTTTAGCCTTTTTTTCTTATGCTTTTGATAGCTATTTTTATTAGCTATTTTCTTTTTATGTTTCCACTCTTTATTATCTTTATTTTTCTGATAATATTCTTTACTCGTTGCTTTAGTTTTTTTTGAATAATCAGGATTATTTTTTATTTTATTATAATATTTTTTAGATACTATCTTTCTTTTTTCTTTCCATTCATTACTATTCTTTACTAAATCTAACTTTTCTTTTCTTTTCTTTTGCTCACATATTTTACAAATATTACTAAACCTTTTTTTTATCCTATCTTTGATGTAAAAATCATCAAGTAATTTTTCAAAATTACATATCTTACATATTTTCATATAATTATACTTTATTATTATATATTAGTTTTTATGACTTTCCTCACTTTTTTTCAATAAATATTCCCTTATTCTTTTAGTCGCCTTAACATCTGCTAAGGCATTATGAGCATCTGATAATGATTCATTAAAATACCTCAAATAAACTGATGATAACTTTTGATTAGGTTCAAATAATTTGACTTGTTCATAAATATCAAATATTAGTTTATCTGGCATAATCAAACCACATCTTAAAAATTCAATATATAAAATTGGTATATCAAAGTTTTTACCATTATAAGTTACTATTGAATCAGCCTCATTGATATATTCCAAAAGTTTTGTAGATATATCTAAAAATGTTGGTGAGTTTTGTATCATATCATTTGTAATGCCGTGTATTCTTGTTGAATCCTCAGGAATAGATATAGTTGGATTTATTAAAATTGATTTCTCTTTTTCCTGCCATATCAAACCAATTTGAACAATTCTGGCTTTCCAAAGATGTAGATGTGTAGTTTCTAAATCTATATACAAGTCTTTAGACATTTGATTTTTTATTTTTATAAGTCCGCATATAATTCTTTAGATACTCATTATATTTTTCTCTATTCTCTTTTCTATAATTTTCCCAATATGATTTATAATAACTATCATAAAGTTTTCTATAATTCTTTTTTTGATTTTCTCTATTGTAAGTTGTATAATCTAAACCATTACCTTTCTGTATATTGTAAAGTGGCCATTCACAACATTCAAAAACTTTAATCCATTCACGCTCAGCCTTAGGATCATCTGTTTCTTCTAATAAAAGTGGATACGAATCCTGTTTAATTTCTTTTGGTATATGTGGATAAATATTCTTAAACCTCCTTTCTACTGAGCCTCTGGTTAAGCCAACATAGATTACCTTTTCGTTATGGACGATTCCATAGATTCTATACTTTTTCATAATATTTGTTTTTATTTTTATTTATTTTAATAGAAAACTCACTTATTTCAAAACCTTTGTTTTTTTGGTTTTTTTGAGGTTGATATAAAAAAAATTAAAAAATTATTTGGTGTATTGAAAAAAGTCAGTATATTTGTAGTGTTAAAACAAACAGATATGAAAACTTACAAATACGAATCTCGTACAATTAACAAGGAAACTGGTGAAGTTATACAAAGTGTTGAACTTGAGCTAACTAACTATCAAAAGCAATCACTAATTGATGAGGTAAAAGAATATGGTAAAGATGGTCTTCTATTTTTATTAGATGTTCATCGTGACAATTACAAAAAAGGTTCTAATTGTTGGAATCGCTTATCTGCTGACATAGATTTTGTAAAAGATTTGGTGGATTAAAAAAGGTCCGTATATTTGTATTCACAAAACAAAACTAATATGAAACTACAACAACAAATCAATCTAGCCAACGAAATCTGGCTTGCTATGAACGAACTACCTAAGTTAGTTCCTACTTATCTTGTTTCACTAAACTTAAATCCTTATCTAATATATACTAGTGAGGATTTGAGTAGAGCAGAAATCACTAAAGAACTTAAAGAGTATATCAACTCTTATTCTGATATAATCACTATTGTTAGAATACTTAAATCTCAACTTTGTAAAGATTTGTAAAAATATGAAAGCATCAAAACTACCAGTAATTTTTCTATTCACAACTATGATTGTGGCGATTTCTACACCATTTGTAAAATCAGCCTACGAGGCCTCTGTCTTACAAAAAGCCGAGGAAATCGCAAAAAAAGAAAAAGCCAAAGCCGACTCCATCGCTGCAGTTGAAAAAGCCATCGCCGACTCAATAGCCGCCGCGAAGGAAAAAGCCGCTCAGGACTCTATTCTAAAATCTTATTGATTTTTCTTTCACGAAAAATCCTCATAATCTCGGATTCTGTCTCAACGTCCTCAATTATACGGCTGTATTGTAATAAATCTTTAAGTGTTAATTCATTACAGCCTTCTAAAAACCTGATGCTGATTCTTTTCTGTTTCATTTGTAGAATCCTATTTTTGGTACTTAAATCAAGCTTCATTTATACTTTTTAGGTTTCTTTTAATATTTGATAATCTGTTTATCATTTCTTTAAACACGACCCACATAGATCTACCTCCGATACTTTGTATGTGTTCATCTAATGATTTAATCTCGACATAGCAATATAAAACCGTAACCAACTTACTTATTGGTAGGCTGATATTCAAATATCCCTGTAAAACATAAATATCAATAAAGTATCCTATAATGATGCTGAGTAAATAAAATGTAAGTTTCGGAACTATGTTGAATAGTTTATAGCTTGTAAATGATTTAATACCTTTTAATTTTATTGTTGAATATACGGCTACTGATGTGTCTAAAAGAACCATCAAAATCATTAAAATTAATAATCCCTGAATTGGGCTTAAAAAGGCTAAAACAATACCAAGTAAGTTAATGAGTTGTGTTTTCATTTTTGTCTTTTGATTTTAGATAATTTATTAAGAGTTGTATGTTTGATTTTTTTATCGTGTATTTACCTCTCTTATCTTTATCTGTTTTTTCATCTTTTTCTTTTGCCATACGAACTATCTTTTTATTAACAACCGAATACCCACCTGTTGCTCATACCATCGTCATATCCTCTATTTTTAGAAAAGTTTGATGGTTGTTTTCCTAAGTATATACCACCG